ATTTGTGCAATGTTTTGCATGATTTGGAGTGGTGGATATCCGGTGATTGCCAAGAAGAGAAATACAGAAAATCATTAATTGCATTCAAGAAGAAATGGTTTGGTGGAGATAGGGAATCAAGGCTGAAAGGCTATATTGACAGTCAATTATCATCTGTCAGAAACGAGTTATATAAAATGCTTGGGGAAGAGGTGGAAGAATGACATTCAGAGAGAGATTGACAAAGGAACATCCAGACGAAATCGATGAAAAATATGATGGTGGATGTTGCGGATGTCCATGTGACTATGGATATGAGAATTGGGTTGAAAATTATAAGTATTGCGAAAGTAGTGCAAATTGCACAGATTGTTGGAATAGAGAAATGGAGGAAAAAGAAATGGCAAATATTGAAGTATGCGAATCATGTGAGGTAAAAAGCTATCCCACAGTAAAGGAAATCATTGGAAGTAACTATGGACTTATCAAGGAGTTGGAAAGCACTCTGCATATTATAGCAATGGAAATAAAAAAGACGGATGTGCCTGAACTTAATGATTTGTTACCTGTTGATATGATTGATGCGATTTCAGAACACAACAGATTGCTTGTAAGATGTTTAGACCATGCAAGAAACATTAAATATCATTTGGGAATAGGAGATTTATAATGTGTGACCATTTTTTCGTGAAGCGGTTGATAGCAGGTAAGGCAAGATGGGTTTGCAAGTACTGTGGATTGTACCACAAGGAATACACCATGTATTATCTGAATCATTTTGCCGATGCCGACAAAAAGATGGAAGGAGCAGAAGAATGACGATTGAAATTGAAGAAGTAATAAAACTAATAGAAAAATTCATAGAAGATACACCAAAAGAAAACAAGCCAATACTTGTAAAGAAATATATTGACTACGGTGCTGAATATAAATGTCCTAGATGTGAAGAAAAAATAATTCAGCACGAAGGTTATTACAACACAGGTAAATATTGTTGTAATTGTGGGTTACAGTTTATTTGGGATAATGGGAAAGAAGAGCTGATAGATGAATTAACTAATATGGTTGATAACAACTAGAATTTTAAGGAGAAGAGGAATGACAAGAGAATTAATAATCGAATGTATGACCTGCAAGGAAGAATGTGATGAAGAAGATTCTTGTTTTGAGTGTGCTGAAAAGCAATTATCAGAATATGAGAATCAGATATATAACCAAGCACTTGAAGATTTTTCAGAAAAAATACTTGATTGGAAACCACAGGACGAAGAATACAGAGAATTTAAAGATGTAGTTAACGAGGTTAAAGAACGGTTAAGAAAATAGAATTTTATTGGAGGTAGATATGAGTTTTTGGGGTGAAGTTATTTTAAAAGGTTGGGCAGACACAAGTAATTCAAAAGCACTCAAGACACAATTTGATGGTTATTGCGATTGGTGTTGGGGGCACGGATATGGAAATTGTGACCATTGTAGGAAAGAATATATGAAATTGTATATACCTTTGAGAATTAAAGAAAAACAAAAAGAATTAGGTTTACCACAAACAAGATAGAATTTGAAGGAGAAGAAGAATGACAACACTAGAGTTAATTGAAAAGCATGGCATTGGGCATAATTGCTTGTCAGATGCGTATGAGTTGGGTAGAGCAGATGGATATTCACAAGCTGAAAATGACTACCATAAGCAAACAGAAAAAGACAGGCAGAGTGCTTATGATTGCGGTTATCAGCAAGTCAGAGCAGATGTATGGGCAGATATTGATAAAATCATAAATGGTATGACAAATCCAATTCAAACAATGGAAATAATAATCAAAAATATGAAAGGGTTGAAATAGAGGTAAATAATTATGGAATTTAATTTGGATGAGTTATGTGAAAAAGATATTACTGAAATGATTAACAAATATAAAGAAATTGTACTAATTGCAGATGGTGGTAGAAGTTGTAGCGATTTAAACATTGTAGCAACATTAATTGAAAATGGATATGAAATGAAACTTGAAACATATAAAGGAAAATATGATAGTAGAGCAATTAAAATGACGTTTATTCAAAAGTAAATCAAAGACGGATTTGAAAGGAGAAGAAGAATGAGTGATTATGTATGGATATGGGTTAAAATTCCATATGCAAAAGAAATGAATAATTATCCCGAAAAAGAATTGAGAAGATACAAAGTAAAAGAATACAAGAAAAAATGCGTTGTATTACACAATGGGAAACAATATCCATATAGTCAATGCTATGAAAGTGAAGAGATAGGGTTAAAGGAGCAGAAGAATGAGTGAGCCAAAATTATGTTGTAATTGTCTGCATTGTGCAAGGTGGAAAAAATCAACAGGAGTTGAATGTCATTGTGATTTGGATGATAAATATTTAGGCTACCTTCAGGTAATGGATGAAGAGAACGATTGTGATAAATGGGAAAAGGAAACCAAATGGGATTTAGAGGAAGAACATGACAAGCAGATTAGGGTAGATGCGATTAAAAAAGTAGAGGAATTGATACGAATTAGGTTGGTTGACAATTTATGTCTTACAGATGCAACAAAGTACGGAAATAAAAATGCAGCTCAACAAAAAAACAGTTATGCAACAGTGATGAAGTACGAAATTGAAAGTTGTGTTGATGATTTGCTTGATGATTTGGAAGAATTGAAAGGTGGTGCGGAATGAATAAATTATCTAGAGAAGAATTATTAGAAAAAATATGTCCAACAGATGCAACAAATGATTGTTGTCAGGGGAATCGCTCATATTCTTGTGATAAATGTGACGAATTGCTTAATTACTTATTGGATAGATATGATGCCAAGGTTAGAGCAACTGCTATCGAAGAATTTATCAGTGAAATAGACCTTGATAAGCCAATGCACTTCACGAAAGAACAGGCTGCATGGATTAAGAAGTATGTGATTTTGAAAAGGCATGATGCGATTAAGGAATTTGTAAAATCAATCGAGAAAAATCAGACGATGCAAGACAACTATCTTGATGCTCCAAGATTTGAAATGTCAGTTGATATGACAGATATATTGAAGATTGCAGAACAGTTGAAAGAAGGGTGAATGAATGATGAAGTGGATTAAACAGTTGTTTTGTAAGCACAGGTTCAAAAGAGAACTTTATGAATACTGTGGTTCCAATGGAAAGATGAAACACATATTTGTGTGTGAGAAGTGTGGAAAAAGAAAGGTGATGTAGATGGAAAAAGAACTTGTATATAATCCTTCGCACTATAACCATGAAGGAAGAAAAGAATGCTGGGATGAAATGATTGAGATTTTTGGGGAACCTGCTGTGGCTATATTTGATGTACTGTCAGCTTACAAATACCACTATCGAGCAGGGAGCAAGGACGGAAATCCTGCTGATCAGGACATGGAAAAGATTAAGAACTACATGAATCATGCAGAGAAGATGCTTGAGAAGAAGGATTTTTCCGTCAGCCGGTACTATGCGAACTACTGCAGAATACAAATGGAGAAGATTCTGAACGAAAAATAAGGGAGAAGCAAGAAAATGCGTACACGATACAAAAAATACGAGGACTGGGGATTGACTAAGAGGCAAGTAACAGATGCATATGAATTTCTTAATAGTGGCTTATCAGAACTGATTAAACATGATCTGATTTCAATCTTGAATGAAAACCTTCCGGCAGCAGTATCAGAGTATGTCATTCTTGCATTGCTTGAACAGAAAGGGTACAACACTCTTGAGAAGATGGGTTTGACCTATGCCAAGTCAGATTTTTACGGATACAAACGGAAGGGATTATGGTTAGTCGCAAATTATTTAGGGTATATCAATTGATATATCCTTTTTTATTGCCTTTGTGACTGCGTATAAGCCTCATACAGCCACATTAAATTGATATGCTATGAAACGTGCATACTTACAAGAATAAATGCTTGTAATAAAATGTATTTGAGATAGTATATCTTTTTTTATTGTTGGAAAGGTGGTGAAAGTTAATGGCACGTCGTGTTGGTAGACCTTATATTTATGATCCTGAAAACGGTGGTGTTGAAGAAATGCAGAAACGCATTGATGCTTATTTTAAAGAATGCGATGGAAAACTATTAACAGAACCAGACGGAACACCAATCCTTACGAAGTGGGGACAAGAAATCTATATTGGTAAGAAGCCTTACACAATCACAGGACTTGCATTGGCTATCGGTTTTAACAGCAGACAAGCATTGTTAAACTATCAAGGAAGAGAAGAATTTAATGACACAATTACACGCGCGAAGGCTAAAGTAGAGGCTTATGCAGAGAGTAGATTGTACGATAAAGACGGTGGTTCCGGTGCACAGTTTAGTCTCAGAAACAACTTCAAAGGTTGGAATGGAGACCAGGAGAATAATACGGAAGCTCTTGATAGATTGGATGAGGTTCTTTCAAAATTAGGTGGTGTTATTTAATGGCATTTTCACAAAAACAGATAGAATATACAAATAATGCTGATAAGAGATGGAATATAAAAACCGGCGCAACGAGATCAGGAAAGACATATCTTGATTACACATATGTTATACCTAAGAGAATCAGATCAAGAATAGGTAAAGAAGGACTTGTTGTTATTCTTGGTGTTACGAAATCCACAATTGAAAGAAATGTGCTGGAGCCTATGCGTAATCTGTACGGAGATAATTTGGTGGGAACAATCAATTCACAGAATAAATGCTATCTATTCGGTGAATGGGTATACTGCCTTGGTGCAGAGAAGGTGACACAGGTTTCTAAGATTCGTGGTGCTTCCATCAAATATTGCTATGGTGATGAGGTTGCAGACTGGTCAGAGGAAGTATTTAATATGCTCAAGTCACGTTTAGATAAAGAATATTCGTGTTTTGATGGAGCATTAAATCCACAATCTCCAAGCCATTGGCTGAAGAAGTTTCTTGATTCTGATGCTGATATTTACTGTCAGAAATACACAATATTTGATAATCCATTCTTAACAAAAGAATTTGTGGATAACCTGTGTAAAGAATATGAGGGAAGTGTTTATTATAAAAGGTATATCCTTGGAGAATGGGCAATTGCTGAAGGCCTTGTATATGGGATGTTCAGCACAGAGAAGAATGTTTTTGATGGTCCTATTCCTGCAAGTGGTGCTTGTATGTATTGGTTAGCAGTCGATTACGGTACCATGAATCCTTTTGCTGTTGGCCTGATGGAAATGGACAGATTTGGAAGAGTACGAATGTTGAAGGAAAAGCATTATTCCGGCAGGGAGCAAGGTGCAACAGTAGACAACGAGCAATATTACAAGATGCTTGAGGAGATAGCAGAAGGATATCCAGTGCAGTCGATTATCATTGATCCATCTGCTGCAGGTATGAAAGCAACAATAAAGAAGTATGGAAGATTTGGTATAACAGACGGTATCAACGATGTGCTTAATGGTATTCAAGAGGTAACGAAGTATATCAATGCAGGGTACTTCCAAGTGCATGATTCTTGTGTTGAAACACGAAAAGAGTTTGAAGCATATTCATGGGATGACAAAGCTGTTCAAGACACAGTCATAAAAGAGAATGATCATCACATGGATTTGATTAGATATTTTATTTATACGATTGCGAGAAAATACAACAAAGGCAGATTGTAAGAGGTATTTAAATGAGCATTTTAAAAACATTAAAAGGATGGATTAACATGATACTAAAACGCAAATCAAAAGATGAATTCAATGTTGATGCTGTCAATTCAGACAAGATGGATGCTTTTGTTAGAAAATGTATTAATATATACAAAGGACAGCCGGAATGGGTTGATGAGGAGACAGAAACAAAGACAATCAACTTTGCCAAGGCTATATGTTCAGAAACAGCAAGACTTGCAACATTGGCTATAGGTATAAAGGTTGATGGTTCTGCAAGAGCTGATTACCTGCAGAAGCAGTTGGACAAGATATACTTCAATCTACGAACATGGGTTGAATATGGCTTGGCTTACGGAACAGTAATATTAAAGCCAACATTAAACGGAGTTGAGTTGTTCACTCCGGACAGATTCATTGTTACAGATTGCATCAATGATAGAATTACCGGTGTTGTGTTCTATTTTTCAGAACAGGTTGGAAATGATTGGTTCACAAGGCTTGAGTATCACAGATTTGCAGAGAATGGAGCATATTTGATAGATAACAGATGCTTCAAAGGTAAGTCGAAAGATGATACAAGAGAAAGAATCGGAATTGAAAACACTCCTTGGTCAGAACTTCTTGAGAGTGCAACAATTGCAGATTTGGAGTTTCCTCTTTATGGAGTATTCAGAACACCACAGGCAAACAACGTGGAATTTGATTCTGTTTTGGGAATGCCAATATTCGCAGATGCTATTGAAGAACTGAAAGATTTGGATATTGCATACAGTAGAAATGCTTCTGAAGTTGATGAATCAAGAAGAACAGTATTGATGGATTCTGACAAGTTGTTCCCTTTTGGAATTGGTTCAGATCTTCCAAACAATATGTTGCTTGATAGAAATGTTACTTCACGTTTGATGAAGGACAAGATGAAACTTCCCAAATATGTACGCATGGTTGAAGGCAGCTCTGATGGAAGTGGATTCTACCAAGAGATTAATCCTTCTCTTAACACACAAACACGAATTGACGGTATCAATGCTTTGCTTTCGCAGATTGGTTACAAAGTCGGTTTCAGCAATGGATATTTTGTTTTCAATGAGCAGCAGGGCATTCAGACAGCAACAGGAGTTGAAGCTTCACAGCAGAGAACAATTCAATACATCAAAGATGTTCGTGACAAGTTAGAATCTTGCATGGATGAGTTAATAAAGGCAATATCTGCAGTTGCAGACCTTTATCAATTAGCACCTGCAGGAGAATACGAAGTAACTTATAACTTTGGTGATATCACATACAATTTGGAAGAGGACAAGGCATCTTGGTGGAAGTATGTTCAGGCTAATAAGGTTCCTGCATGGATGTACTTTGTTAAATTTGAGGGAATGAGTGAAGAAGAAGCAAAAGCAATGGTGCAAGAGGCACTACCAAAACAGCCAACATTATTCCCTGAATAAAACAGCTTTATTCTTTATTCTCATAAGACATATACGTTTACATCTAAATAACCTATCAATCTTCTGGTTCCGAGCTCTTGCGAGAAGTGAGTTGTTGAATGTTCCAGCATTCAAAACAACGAGAATAGGCGCAAGGTACTCCTTTCTGAAAGAGGTGATAACATGGGAGGTGACTAACATGGCACACAAAAAAGGATATTTCACAGAATTATTTAATAGTAAAAATATCAAAAAGAATGGAAAAAACTACAAGATAAACATAGATTTTGGTGATTTGGGCAGAAGGCTTGACCAGGCACAAATGGCACTTGATGCACAGGTTTGGTATGATATGCAAAAGTACATGCCGAAAAGAGAAGGCTCCGGACATTTAAGAATGCAAACCAACAAGTTAAATGCTCAAGCCATTGGAACAGGGGAAGTATACGTTTATGATCCATTGGTTGAATATGCACATTATCAGTACGAGGGAGAAAAATATGTGGACCCGGTGTACCGAAAAGGTGCTTTTTTTTCACCTGATTATGGCTTCTGGTCAAGAAAAGGTGTGAAGAAGGTTCCAAGTGGAGAACCATTGCATTACACAAATCCAAATGCAACATCACACTGGGATGAAACTGCAATTGCTAACCATGAATCACAATGGGTTGAAGTGGTAGAAAGGGCATTAAACGGATGATAACACCTGATTTTTTGAATGACATTATCATAGCAACTGAAGAAGTGGTTAGCAGATTGAATGAGCAACTGGTAGAACAGATATCAGAAGCCATTGCATATGCTTTTTATAAAGGATTTGATGATATCATCATACCTGCAACAATTGCGGATTTGCACAAGGTAATGCAGAGCGGTTATACGTTAGACGAAATCCAACTTTTGATTGAAAAGAACCTTCCTTACATTGAAAAGGAAATCAGAAAAGCCTTCTTGGAATCTGCACAAGAGATTGCAAAATACAATGATGATTTCACAAAGCTTTTAATAGATACAGAAGAAATCAATGTTGATTATCCGGAGTTTACTCATGAAGGTATTCCAGAGAGTGCAGCAGACCTTAACATGACCAAGAACGAGATAATCACTTTGGAAGAAGCATACAAAAGAACACAAGGTACTTTAAAGAACATCACGCAGACAACAGCTGATGAAGCATACTCTGATTACGTACAAGGCTGTGATGATGCATGGATGAAGATACAAGCAGGCATGGCACCGGATAAAGCAATTGCAGAAAGTGTTGATGACCTTGCCAAGAAGGGAATCAGTGCTGTTTCTTATCCTTCAGGAAGAGAAGACAGTGTTGATGTAGCTGTTGCAAGAGCAGCAAGGACAGGAATCAACCAAGCAAATTCTGAAATCATACTGAAACGGTGTGCTGAGTTGGGTGTTGGTTATGTAAAAGTTAGCCAGCATCTTGGCGCAAGATACACAAAGAAAAATGATTGGACTAATCATATGTGGTGGCAGGGCAAAACATATTCTTTGGATTGGGATTCACCGGTTCTGAATCAGATCCTGTTGGAAGCGAATGTCACAGAAGAACAATTTCAATATTTGAATGAGGTTAGGGAAAAACTGAAAGATATGGATATGAAAAAATATCCTGATTTCGTGGAAACCTGCGGATATGGCAAGGTTGATGGAATCATTGGAATAAACTGCAGACATACTTTCCAAATGTGGTTCCCTGATGTGAATATTGATAACGAGCCTCCGCTTGATGATGAGGAGAGCAAGAAACGGTACGATGCAGAGCAGAAGCAGAGAGCAATGGAACGTGCTATGCGTAAAACACGAAGAAGAATAAAGGCACTGCAGGCCATTAAGCCACAAACAGATGAAGCAAAAGCCAAAATTAAGGAATTGAAACAGCTTTTGAAAGAACAAGGCGAAGCATACAAGGCATTCTGTGATGAGAATAATTTGCCTTATTATTACGAACGCACTAGATAAGGTGGTGATATTCTATGTTTAAGTATTACAATCCTAATCCATATGCAGACAAGGTTGGTGATTGTGTTGTCCGGGCATTGTCAAAGGCATTTGGAAGTGATTGGGATACCTGCTACTGTTCGTTATGCGTCCAAGGGTATGACATGAAGGATATGCCTTCAGCAAACCGAGTGTGGGGAAACCTTCTATCAAAAAAGGGATTCAAACGGAACATTTGCGATGAAGATTGCACTGTTTCAGAGTTTTGTGAGGACCATGCTGCAGGTACATACCTTTTAGCACTGCAAGGCCATGTGGTATGTTGCATCAATGGTGACTATTTTGATTCATGGGATAGTGGAAACGAAGAAGTTTTGTATTTTTGGGAGAGATAAAAATTGAAAATCTGTGATTATGTAAAAGCCGAGATAGATTATATCTTGGCAGAGAGTAATTTCACAGAAGATGAAAGAACACTTTTTGAAATGAGATGTTCAAATGTACCTTTAGAAGAATGTGCAGAGCGAATGAATGTGTCTTTAAGCACTGTTAAGAGACTAAATAAGCGCATTAAAAACAAGATTGATAAATTAATAGTGTGACACTTATTTGAGCTAAATTTGAGCCTTTAACGAACTGTTGAAGGCTCTTTTTTTGTGCAAAAATTTAAGTATGAAGAACGGATATTTTAGTCTTTATCTATCAATAGATGAAAGAGACATATTGGATGAACTGAATAAATTGGATGAAGAAGAAAATGGCATATCAGAACCCATATTTGAGTTATCAACCAAGTTATCAACCACAAGGAATTCAACAGATGCAGCAGTATGCTCCTGCGCCAAGTAACAATGGAATCAACTGGGTGAGTGGTGAATCCGGTGCAAAGTCTTGGATGGTTGGCAGAGGTGAATCTGTGCTTTTGATGGACAGCGAATCACAAACTTTTTACATCAAATCAGCGGATGCGAGCGGTATGCCATTACCTTTACGCATTTTTGACTATTCAGAACGTACTCACAACGCACCACAAGCCTCAAATTCGGCTTTAATTCAGACAAGTGATAATTTTATCACTAGAGAAGAATTTGATGATTTAAGAGCCAAATATGAAGAGTTGGAAAAGCAGATAAAAAGACCTGTTTCTGCCAAGAAAAAGGAGGTAAATGAGAATGAGTAATCCACTTTATGAGCAAATGATGCAGAACGCAATGCCAAATGGAATGTCGCAGATGTTCCAGCAGTTTCAGCAGTTTAAAACAGCATTGAATGGAAATCCAAAGGAAATGGTTATGCAGATGCTGCAAGACGGAAGAATCTCACAAACTGATCTAAACCAGGCACAAGCATTTGCACAGAAATTTAGAGGCTTTTTGAAATGATATAAAGGTGCGCACTTTATATAAAAACATGATTGGAGGAAATCATAATGAATGACGGATTAACAGCAAGTGATGTTGCTCTTTTGCAGGGCAACGGAAGAAACGGTGGCTTATTCGGAGATGGTGACGGAATATGGGCAATTATTCTTTTCGCAATCATCTTTGGATGGGGCAGAAATGGTTGGGGTGGCAATTCTGACGGTGGAAATGGTGGCACTTATCTTGGTGAGAATTATGCCCTGATCACCGACAATGCAACATTAGAGAGGAAAATTGATGGGGTATATGCAGGACAGTGCGATTCTACTTTTGCCATTGTTCAAAATTTGAATAATGGTTTTGCTTCTGCACAGAACACCATGACACAGGGATTTGCAGGACTTAACACTGCTCTTGTTACACAAGGATATGAAACAAGAAATGCTGTGACACAGGATACTATCGGTAATATGCAGAACACCAATTTGTTGCAGGGAGCCATAAAAGATTGTTGCTGCCAAACACAGCAGAACATTAAAGACACACAGTATGTCATTAGCAATACCGGCAATGCAATTCAGAATCAGATCCAGAGCTGCTGCTGTGATGTTGAGAGACAGATTGAAAGAGGCTTTGCTGATACAAATTATGCTATGGCACAGCAGAATTGTGCAACTTTGCAGGCAATTGACAAGGTTGGAGACAGAATCATTGACAGATTGACACAGGACAAGCTTGATGCACTTCGTGATGAGAACAGTGCTTTAAGATTAAATGCTTCACAGTCTGCACAGAATCAGTATTTGATTAACCAGTTGAGACCATGTCCTTCTCCGGCATATGTAGTACCAAATCCATTCTGTAACTGCAACTGTAACAATGGTTACAATTACAATGGAACCACAATTGCATAAAGAGAAACTTGGAGCATTAGGCTTAGTTTGAATGAAAGGGGTGTTCCAAAATTAGGAATGCCCTTTTTGATGGAGGTGTAAAAATGTTTTTAGGACAGATTGATAGTTATTTAATACCAGCAGGAGAGGCAAACACTGTTATTCCTGTTAGAACGATGACAAATACCAATGAAAAGATTGTCAACAAAAGAGGAATAATTTGTTTCTTGCAAAATGGAAATTACGATGTTGATGCAACGATATCCGTTAGCGCAACAGAATCGCAGAATGTAACAGTAAGCATATACACAGAGGATGGTGTGAGAAAATCTGTACCTGCGACAATACCTGCTCCACCAGACGGAGAGACAGTTGGTGTTGCAAATGTTTCTTTGGTAGATGCCATAAAGGTTGTTCTTACAAAATACAGAAGTATTGCAAATATCTATATTGCAGTTGACCAATCAGATGTAACAGTTGATGGATACATCAGAATTGAATATGTGCGTTAGGAGGTGGAAGGCATGAAAGACATGACAAAAATGATGGAAGTTATCTGCACAGAGATTGACCGAATTGCAGAGAAAGGACTTACAACAAGCAATTTGGAAAGTGCTTATAAATTGATTGATATGTACAAGGACCTCAAAACAGTCGAAGGCATGGATGACTATGCAGATGAAAACTATTCCCAAGCAAGAGGACGATATGCAAAAAGGGATTCTATGGGAAGGTATTCACGCAGATATGACAGTGGTAATTCTTACGAAGGCAATATGTCAGAACAGAGATACATGAATTCGAAGAGAGCATATAGAAATGACCATTCTATGGCATCCAAAGAGAATATGCTTGATGATCTAAATGAGTTTATGGGTGAGATGCATGATAAACTGAAAGAACTAAAACGTGAAGCTGATACACCGGAAGAACGTGAGACCATTGAAAAGTACATAAAACTTCTTGAAAGAGTATAAGAACAAGGGAGCGGAGAAATCTGCTCCTTTTTTTTGCGTAAAACGTGCATACTTACAAACTGTTCTATCTGTTATAGAATGAAAGTGCCAAAACATATTGCATCATGCTATTTGGTCCCTCTTAAGTATTATTATTTTTCCCTTCCACCTGTTGTTTCCCCCCGTAGGCAGCAGGTGGATACTCCAAAGAGTTTAATGGTAAAAACATCTAAGATGAAATGCTGGTCCAATTCCGGTCTCTTTGATTTGGCACTCATGCCTGAAATGAGAAACATATAAATCTAACATGGTGGACGGTTACACACCTAAAACAACCTAATATGGAGGACAAATATGAAAACTGAAGATTTAAAAGCACAAGGTTTAACAGATGAGCAAATTTCCTTTGTTATGGCAGAAAATGGAAAAGACATCAGCAAGGTTCAGAAAAAAGTTGATGATATGACAGCAGAGTTGGAGAAGGAAACAAATCGTGCAAATGTAGCAGAAGAAACACTCAAGAAATTTGATGGTGTTGATGTGGAAGCAATCAAAACAGAGTTGGCAGATTGGCAGAAAAAGGCACAGGATGCCGAAGCCGAGTATAACAAGAAGATTGCTGACAGAGATTTCAATGATTTACTCAAAGAATCAATCAATTCTGCAAATGGATTAAACCATAAAGCAATTACAGCTTTGTTAGATGTGGATACATTAAAAGCATCCAAGAATCAGAAGGATGACATTGCTAGTGCGATTAAAGCCTTAACAGAGGCAGAAGACAGTAAGATGTTGTTTAAGGCTGAAGAAGCAAAAACACCACATTTTACATCAGTAACAAAAAATAATGCCAATGGTGGCATAACAAAAGACAGCATTATGGCTATAAAGGACACATCTGCAAGACAAAAAGCCATTGCAGAGAACATTTCTTTATTCCAGTAGTGTAAAAAATGGAGGTAAAAAAAATGGCAGCAGAACAAAATTTAATCAAAAACAATGACCTTGCAACAGCAAGACAGATTGATTTCGTTTCAAGATTTGGTTATTCAACAAAGAAGTTAATGGAATTACTTGGTGTAACAAGAATGATTCCAAAGGCAGCAGGTACTCTTTTGAAGAGACACACTGTAACAGGTACCTTGGAAGACGGAGCAGTTGCAGAAGGTGACATCATTCCTTTAAGCAAGTATCAGACAGTTGATACTCCTATTGGTGAGATTACTCTTGGCAAATGGAGAAAAGCAACATCAGCAGAAGCAATCCTTGACAAGGGATATGATCAGGCAGTGAATGAAACATCAGAAAAAATGTTGCAGGATATTCAGAGTGGTGTGAGAACCGGTCTTATCGGCTCATTAACAATTTCTGGACAGCCTACTGCAACAGGTGTTGGCACACAGGCAGCTTTGGCAGATGCTTGGGGTAAATTAGCAAATATCTTTGAGAATGACACAGTTGAAACTGTATTCTTCCTCAATTCTGAAGATGTAGCATCTTACCTTGCAAGTGCAAACATCACTGTTCAGACAGCATTCGGTTTCAAGTATGTTGAGGACTTCCTTGGTCTTGGTACTGTTATCTTAAACAGCGGAATCACAAAAGGAACCTTCTTTGCAACAGCAAAAGAAAACATCGTTGCTTACTATGTTCCTGCGAATGAATCAGATCTTGCAAAGGCATTCTCATTCGTTTCTGATGAGACAGGATTGATTGCTGTTCATGAGTATGCTGATTATGAAAGATTGACAGCAGATGCAACATTCCTTTCAGGAATCAAGGTATTTGCTGATAATACAGCAGGTGTTATCGCAGGTACTATCACAAATGCAGCAACTTTGGGGGAATAGTAAGCTATAACTTAACAACAAAATACACAGCCGAGGACTTGAATGGAATGACAATCTCTGAAATCAAGTCTTTGGCTGAAGAGTTGGGTTATAGCATAACCAAAACGAAAAAAGCAGATATTGTTGAAGAATTTTTAGCGGAGCAGGGGTGATGTAAATGGCATTTGTTGACTATGATTTTTATATAAATTTATATGGTGAAAATGCAATTGACATTGAAACCTTCCGCAGAGTTTCTTTCACTGCTGAAAAGATGGTATGCGATGCCACAACTGGTGTTGATGGAAAGTGCAAATTAAAAATTGCTTTTCCGGAGTTGGTTGACGATGCGGAAGCTGTGAAGCGTTGCATATGTGAAGTGATTGATGTTCTTGGCAGAGTTTCAAAAGTGAATCTTAATGCAGAGAATAACAAAACAATTGCTTCAGTATCCGCAGGAAATGAAAGCATCTCTTATGTTGTTAATGGTGGATTAATCGGTTCTGTTGCTTCTGACAAGAACGCACAGGATAAGCTGATTAAAGAAACCATTGAAACATATCTGCGAGGTACCAAAGATAAAAATGGTGTGAATCTTCTGTACAGAGGTATTTACCCATACATAACAATGATTTAAAAGAAGGTGGGATATTATGTATCAGGACACTGTTACACTTTTCAATCGGAAAAGAAGCCGACTAGGGGATATGTGGTATCCCACTGTTTTGCATAATGTGAATGTTAATACTGACAAGGCTGTTATGGTTTCCACATATGGAGAACAATCACAGAATTCAGCAATCTTGAATGTCAAGTTTGATATTGATGAGTATGGAGCTGTTAAGGTTGAAGAGAAGTTTTTCTGCAAACCGATTGAATGGGATAACAGAGATGTTGACGAGTTGCCAGAGTGTATATCATTCAAATCCGGTGATGATTTCGATTTTTTCGTGATTGGAGATTATTCCGAGTTTGAAAGAAGTGAAAATGATGATGATTACCCGGAAGGTTTCTTCCAATACATCAAGGAAAATTATGATGATGTTTTCGTAATCACATCATACTCAATGTACAGTGTAATACCACATTTCGAGATTGCAGGGAGGTAGTTAAATGGCAGAAGAAATACTTGGATATGACATTGACGGTCAAGAAGTAGTCAGTACAGCTCTTATGGATTTGCTCAATCAGTATCCTGCTTTAGAAGGTGACTACTTCCAATATGCTACATTGTCAGAAACAAGTGGGAAAGCAATCTTTCCAACAAGCGGAAGTGCCATTTTGTCAGAGGTTAAGGATGTAACAGGCCATGTAGAGCAGACTTGCGAGTATCCTTTTATAGTGATTTATAGGGCAAGTGGATTGACTGAATCACGAAAAGAGAAAGTAAAAGAATGGCTGGATAACCTTGGCAGATGGTTAGAAAAGCAAACCATTGTAATTGGAACTGTTGAATACAAATTGGATGAATATCCGGCACTCACAAGAGGGAGAGCATTTAATTCAATCAAACGAGCATCAACAGCATTTCTTGACAGTATTAATGAAGCAAAAGCAGAGAATTGGGCAATCAATATTTCGGCGATTTATAAAAATGAATTTTAATGGAGGTAATTAAAATGTCAAAGTTAAAACGTGAAGCACACGCACTTTATATTAAACCTGTTGGCCTTAGCACTAATTGGTTTTTAATTGGTAAAGGAATTGATTCTTTATCAATTGAAATGAATGGATCCTTTGAGCAGACAAAAGATATCACCGGTTCTGTAACCGTTTCTGATACAGGATACACACCACAGATTTCCGTTGAGCCTTACCAGGCAAATCCTGATGATTCAATCTATGCATTCTTGAAGGATTTAGCAATGAATCGCAAGAGTGGTGATGATGCAAAGGTTGAAATCCTTGAGGTTCTTATTGAGGACACAGAAGAGGAAAGTCATGATGCTTGGAAAGAAAACGGAAGAGTTGAAATCACAAACTATGGTGGAGACACTTCTGCAATGGCTATCAACTTCAATCTTTGGTATGACGGAGATAGAAAGCAGGGAACCGCAACAATCACAGAAGGTGTTCCAAGTTTTTCATAACAAATAAGCGGAGGGATGATGCAATATGGGCAAGATATTAATTGATGACGGTGTTGAAGAATTTGAGTTGTGTAACAGACAAGGAAAGACACTTGGAAAGATTTATTTCAATCCAAGCGACCTTTCATTGCCTATGCGCTATCAGGAAGTAGCTGACAACTTTGAAAAGATTTTTAATGATGAATCTTTGAAGGAAATGTCAGAGAAAGAAATTGGAGAAACATTGAAGAGTAAAATCTGCGAGCAGCTTGACTATCTGTTCAATACAGAAGGCATGGCAGCAGAAATCTTCAGTATTACAAATCCTTTTTCTCCTGTCGGAAACGGTGAACTGTTCATTCAGAATGTTATGGGTGCTGTAGCACAGGTGATCAGAGAGCGCACAGGACAGCGCATGAAGCAAATTCAGAAAAATATCAGCAAGTGGACGGATAAGTATCATGGCTAATTTGTGGGAACTTCCGAAAACGGTGTCAGTTAATGGAAAAGAATATGATATAAGAACAGATTTTAGGGCAGTTTTAGATGTATTGACTGCCCTTTCTTCAAAAGAACTGAAAACAAATAACAAAGTAGAAAAATCGTACATTATCAATCGAATCATTTTGGAAATCATGTTTCCTAAATATGAGGAAATCCCACAGGAAGACATTCCGCAGGCCATAGAAGAGGCTGTGAAATTCATTGACATGGATTCAGAAAAGCCACAAAAAGATAGTCCTGTTTTGATGGACTGGGAGCAGGATGCAAGAATCATAATTCCTGCAATAAATAACGTGGCTGGGTTTGAAATCAGAGAAAAAGAATATCTTCATTGGTGGACATTCCTTTCATATTACATGGGAATCGGTGAATGTACCTTTTCTCACATAGTTGGTATCAGAAGCAAGAAAATCAAAGGTGAAAAATTGATGGATTGGGAACAAAAATTTATCAAAGAGAATCCTGACATGGTTCTTTTGCATGAAAAACTGACTGATGAGGAAAAGGCAGAGAGAGATGCTGAAATGGATGAGATTGATAAGTTACTTGGATTGAAGTAGAGGTGAGAGAATGGCAAATAAGGTTGTCATTGATACAGAATTAAACGTGGAGCCAATAGTTGCTTCTGTGTCTCAAATCGAAAATAAAATAAAAGAAGTGGTTGCAGAGATTCGCACATTAAAAGCAAGCATGGACAGCCTTGCAAAAGGTGGAGGCGCAAATGACAGTCGATTCAAGACTATGGAATCTGATGTCACAGTTTTGAAAAGCAAACTTGCTGATTTGGAACAGCAACTTGCAAGTGTTCAGAAGTCTTCTATGGCTCCTTCAAACACTCCATTGACATTGGAGCAGATAAAGGATGCTGTGAATGAATCTATCAAAGGATTAGTTGTTTTGAGAGAGGAATCTACCAAGACAAACAAAAAACTTGATGATTTGGGAAAATCTGCAAAGAACAGTGGTTCCGGATTCAATCTTGGTTTGAAAAATATCATGAAATATGCTTTCGGTATTCGCTCCGTATTTGCCGCAATGAACAAATTGAGAAGCGCAATCACAGAATCCTTCACAGAATATGCAAAAGCCGATATTGGCACGAACACAGCAATTCAGAGCATGAAGAATTCACTTGATATGCTGAAAGCATCATTTGCACCTGCGTTTGCTCCCATCATAGAAGTAGTGGCACCATACATCAGCGCATTTATTGACATGATCAGGAGTGCTGTTGAGGCATTAGGTGAATTGATAGCAGCATTAAGTGGAAAAAGCACTTATACAGTGGCTGTGAGAAAGCAGCAGCAGTATGCAGGAGCATTGAATAAGACAGCAGCTGCAGCAAAAAAAGCACGAACAGAGTTGGCAGGATTCGACCAATTGAATGTGCTTCATTCTGACAAGAACAGTGGTGGTTCTTCCGGTGGTGCAAGTGTTGGTGGAGGTGGTTCTGCTTTTGAGTATGAAAACAGAGAAGTCTCTTCACAGATGAAAGCAATTGCTGATGTCATAAAAGATATCTTGCCATTAGTAGAAGCTGTTGGTTTAGCCTTTATTGGTTGGGAGATTGGTTCTTCTCTTATTACTGGTCTCAAAGGACTTGGTGGTGTTGGAACAGGAAGTCTAGGATTAATCGCAAAAGCTGTTGCTGTTGTGGGAACAGGATTTGCAGGATGGTCTATTGGAAACAGGATTTATGAATTAATCACAGGAAACAAGGTTAATCTTTCTGTTTGGGAACAGTTAAAAGGAATTATTGAATCAATTGCAGAAGGAACTGCTGCAGATGCATTTATAAAAACATGGGAATGGGCATTTGATGGTGTTTTCGGTGAAGGTTCTTCAAAGGAAATTAATAAATACTTTGATGGAGTATATGATTCAGCAAAAGAAATGTATGATAAGATGAAAAAAGATTCAAATTATACAGTAAATGCTGAAAAAATCGCAATGAAATACCTTACTGACCAAGCGCATAAAAAGTCTGAAGAAATTCAAAAGGATATCAACAAAACAAAAACAACAGCAGATTTGGCTATTGTTGGATTTGATATCTTGTTTGGTGATAAGTCAAAAAGCCTTAAAGATACTGCACATGACGTTGCAAAGAAAATCATTGATGAATCCAATGGAACATATTCAAACCTTGAAATGGCATTGATTGGAATTGATAAACTGGTGAACGGTGAAAAGCTGGAGATTGAAACCACAGCTTCAACACTTTCATCAAGCATTGTGAATGGCGTTTCATTAACACAAAAAAGCATAGCAGATAGTTTAACAGGAACTGCACAAGACATCTTCACCTTCACATCCTCTGCGAATGATATGTTTGGACAGCTTTTCAATAATATCATGCAGGGATTTGCAAATGCTGTTAAAGGTTTCAATGACATGACAACAGCAGGCATCAATGCAGGAGCATTAATTTCTGCACAGAAAAAAACAACAATAACACCAAAGGTTCCACACCTTGCAAGTGGTGCTGTTATTCCTCCAAATAGGCAGTTTATGGCTGTCCTTGGAGACCAGAAGAGTGGCACAAACATTGAAGCACCATTAAGCACCATTAAGCAGGCTGTTTCAGAGGTTGTCGGAAATGGTGGCGCAGGTGATATAGTGGTTCAGATTGACGGAAGAGAAGTGTTCAGAGCTGTTCAGAACCAAGCAAAAACATACAAAAACAGAACCGGTGCATTGGCATTTTAAAGGAGGGATTGAGTAATGTTTGAAGGTTATTTTATAAAAATTGAAGATTATACAATCCCTTTCGCAATAATGAAGGCTGATTCTTACAGTGTACAGTACAATGTCATGGATGCTGATTCATACAGAGATATTGACGGAACACTTCACAGAACACCATTAGATCATAGGGTTCCTGTTGTGAAGTTTTCAACATTGGAAGGATTGAACAATGTGCAGGTTCAAGCATTCATGGCAGAGATAAGAAATAGACAGCAAAAGGGAAGAAAAGCACGTTGCACTATTTACATCCCGGAAACAGATTCTTATGTTCAGACAGATTGCTATATGCCTGATCCAAACTTCCAAATCAAAGTTGTTAAGAATGGCATGATTATTTATGATTCCATAGATTTGCAATTTATCGGCTATTAGGGAGGTATTTGATGACAGTATCGCAGGAAACAATCAATGCCTATTATGATGGCACAGTAAAAAAGAATATCATGATTAGGTTCCCTGATTTGGGGAATCTGACCATGTCAAACGAAGATATGGATGAAGAAGGCATCACATTGGAAGAATCTCTTTCAGAGGGTGATAACTTCCAAATCATAGGTTGTGTTGCTTCACGTTTTTCGGTTTCTCTTTACAATCTTCCACAAGAGGTTAGAGGGCAGAAAATCGTTGTAACAATCAAACTTGAAGGAATAAATGAAACAATCAACCTTTTTCATGGCACAGTTACTGATTGCACATTGTCTGATGACAAGAGCAAGAAAACAATAGTTGCATATGATGATTTGTTCAGAATCAGCACATTGAATGTTGCATCATGGTACAAGGATTATCCAAAGAACAAGACCATGAAGCAATTCAGAGATGATCTCTTTGCAAAGATTGGAATCCAGCAGGAAACAACAGACTTGGTGAACGATAGACACGTTGTTGGACATCCGGTACTTGGTGAGGAAGTTAATGCATTGGATTTAATCAAATCAATCTGCCAAATCAATGGTGTTTTTGGAATCATCAATAGAAATGGCAAGTTTGAGTATAGAAAATTCATCACAGAAGAAACAGAAGATTCTTATCCCGGTTTTTCACTCTTTCCTGCATTTTATCTTGGAGAAGAGGAAGAAGAAATTGGAAATGATGATTTGAATATCACATATTACAAGTCGATTCGTTATGAAGATTACAAGGTTCGACCAATGGAATCCTTGATAATCAGAGATAATGAAGAAGATACCGGTTATGGTGTGATATTCGGTGATAACAAGTATATCATCCAAGGAAACATATTCACATTAGGCTTATCTGCAGAAGTAAAGCAGGATATGGCTGATGGAATCTATTACACAACAGCTTACATGGACGA